AAACGTACTAGTAAGTCACGTTCCTTCGTAGATCGGAACGTTATCAAAATAAGCAACACCACCTGAAACTGTTGCTGTCTGGTCTTCAATTGTTACATATGAATAAAGAGTATCATTAAATACCGTTGTGAATCCTGTGCCCTGTTGTAATACAGCAACTTCCGGTGCTGTCTGTGGATATGATGCTGTAAAGGTCACCTGTGCTTCTGGAGCAACCTTTGACTTTGGTCTATACCCTAACTGCTTGGCAAGAGCAATTACGTTATCTCTAAGCGTTGCTGAGTCTAGGAACAACTCATTCACCACCATGTTGGTGTTGAATGCTGTGTAATAAGTATTGTAAGCAAGTGTGTCCAATAGAACACTCATCGCTGATCCTTCAAAATCATACGACGAGAAATCAGACTGAGCTCTTAGATATTCTTTAAGAGCAGTCTTGATTTCTTGGAAGTCTAAATTCGATACCTGTACGTATGATGCCATGGTTACCTAGCACTCTCTAAGAAAAATTCGATGTTTGTTTGTAAATCACTTCTACCACGAATTACATACTCTAGACCAATGTCATAACCATTATCGTCAAAATTGATATCAACATTTAATTGAATAATATCAATTCTACCCTCATATGTTGAAATAGTATCGGTAATTTCATCACGAATTAGTGATGCTGTACCAAAATCTAGTGGTTCAAATAATAAATCACTTAAACCTGTCCCCAGTCCTGAATTAAACAGTCTTTCTCCCTTTTTGGTTAATAAAAGACTCTTAATTGACTGCTTAATATCTGCACTATCTTTTACAACTTGTAGATCCTCAGTTATAGGATGAGGTTTAAAGTTGAGGTTGAAATCCTTGAATGTTTGAAATTCAGGCATGAAGACAGGTTTATTGACTATTTATCTTACTTACCAACAAAACCATCTGCCCATTCTGCCTGGTTGTCAAACTCTTTTTTAGTTTTAGTAACTTTCTTCATCCATTTGTCACTCGCTTGCTGAGTGATGAGTGTCATTCCAGATTCTACGAATTCTTTGCTCTTGTCGGTTGGGGAATTTGCCATTGATAATCCTTTGATACATTTCTTGGTGCCAGTAGTCATAATAATCGGTCTTATGTAACTTTTCACGTGCCTCTAGTAATTTATCATTACGTTGGCACATAATCATGTTATATTTACCAAAATTACTTTGAATACCCATAATATGTGTTGGTTCGTCTTTGTGATCATCCAGAAACACATAATCCGGATGTTTCATGTTAAGTTCATTAACTGTTACTAACATAGAAGCTAACGATACATTATCTTCTACAATAAAGATAATAATGTCCTCTGTCGCGCCTTCTATCAGAGTCACACGGTTCAGAGCACGTTCTTCTACCCGTACTGACGCCGAAAAAGCGTAAGGACATATGGCATGACCGCCCAGTTCCTCACGCTTCTTAGAGACATGCTCAATCCATTTTCTTATCTCACTTACCTTGTCCACGATACATCTTCTTTTTGTTGTTTCTGCTCGTAGCAGCATACTTCGTGTGCTTCCCATATCCCTGTCGGGATTTCTTGGGAATTGCTTCGATAGTTTGCTGACCGTTCAGTCCGACTTTTGATCTTGCCATAATGATCCTTGAATTACCTCTGTATTATACCATATTCATGATGAACTGCCAATCAAGACAGTGCTTGGACCGTATGGACCAATAAGTGGTCTGCTAGTACCAACCAGTTTTGCCTCATCTCCTGCCACTGCTGGCAATTGATTGTTGAAAAATACAGTGGTATTAACAGATGGTACAATGACCCTCACACCTGGAATACATGGAGCAGGAATGAGCGGATTGATCTTAATACCCTCTACCGTAGCAGGGATTGTAGCAGACGTGTAAAACTGTACAGGTTGCCCGTTTATAAGAATGGTAGGAGCGACGATTGGAGACCCTCCTAGAGGGGCAGCAGGATACGTACAGTTACCATCTACAGACTGTGTGTCAACCGTTGTCGGTATTACTAACTGTGCCATCCTCTAACCTCCTTAGTCTTTCCTCTACTGTGTTCAGATAATCCGTGACTAACATATATTCCCCACCAGGAGGTCTATACATCAGCTTCATGTTGCTCAGATAGGTATTCAGTTCTTCCATCGAATGAAACTTTCTCTGCTCTGGTTGATCCGTCATCTAATACTGACTCAATGTTTACATCCCCAGGATCTTTCAGTCCTTGGTAATACTCGCTTGCTACATTCTCCATGCTATCACAAAATTCATCAAATTGATCAAACATTGTTTCCTGTAATACGCCGTTAGGCGTTCTGTAAGTTACTTTGTGTTTCATGACTCGACTTTTGAAGCGGTTTTTTACCTGGGAAATTTTTTATTTTCGAGGTATTCTAAAATCTCGGTTTCCCTTCGTAATATTTATCTCGCTTGGGTAACACTTTGTAGGTTAGGGTAGTGTTGGGTTTTTCGCTAAGGGGCTAGGGCGCTTCAGGGGCTTAGGGGGCATACAGTCCCCCTGCCCCTCTAGTGCATCTGTGCTAGACTGTCACCCGTTGCCCATCACCACAGCGTAGGCACTGGGGCTGCTGATGTGTGCTCTGTCCCTCCATTGCTGTCCTCCTCTCTTGGTTTTAAATCCTACACGCTGGCAGATCAACTCCCCCTTACGTGGGCGGCGTGGGCGAACGGTCTTCATGGTGAAACCTGCTGCTAGGAGCTCTGCCTTAGTCGCTGTCTGAAAGTTCATGATGTGGGTTGGTGTCTTGTATATTGTACCATGGAAGGGGGCGACCCCTTACAGTTCAGCGAGCATCTCATCCATCTCATCGGTGTCTACGTCATCAGACAACCAGGAGATGCCGTCGCCTGTGATGTACTCACCGTACTCATCGATCCAACGCTTTGCCCATGCTCTGTACCCTAGATTCTGGTTTGCTTTGGCGTGACGGTAGATGGTCTCATCGTTGCCTATCCAAAGAGCGACGTTCCATGTGGCGTGGTTTGCCCAACCGTTCATGCTGTGTCCTGTGTTGTGTTCTCTTGTATTGTAGTCGGTAGAGGGGCGCTGCCTAGGCGAGCAATGCCAGTTCCTGAGTCGTCACAGCGTCTGCCTGCTCGTCAGCATAGACCCTCACCCATGGGATGGGGTTGCCTGTGGTGAGACGCCAGATCATCAAGTCTCCCTCTTCGCCTGCTGCTTTCCATTGAGCGGCGATCCGATAGGCACCAGCGATAGAAGGGGTATAGTCAGCACCCCACTCATCAAAGTTACCAAAAGCGACGGGTTGAACAGCGAACATGTGTTTGTTTCTTTCTTTGAATAGTCTACAGGGTCAGGGGAGAGATTAGGCGGCGATCTGTGCCAGGTCCTCGATTGTCCCTCCCATCATGACGCTGTACTGTGAAACGTCTTTCACTTCCATCAGCACGTAATCAAAATCCTGTTGCAATTTTGCCTTGTAGAGGTCGGCAGTGGATTGACAATCGAAGAGGCGAAGAGAATCGAAGGACTCTCCCTCGTAATCAGTGCCACCGATCACGGCGATTGCTTTGGTGCTGTTCATGCTCTCGGTTGCTTTCTTTGAATAGTCTACAGGGTCAGGGTCTAGTGTCTGTCGCTGATGTTCCAGTTCGTAGACTGGACAGGTTCGATACGACCTGCCCTGACTGCCTGCCTATACTCATGTTCGATCTGCTGCTGCTTTAGGATCGAATCCATGACTCGACTCATCAACGGGGTCACCTCACCAGTGGTGATGAATTGTCCGTTGTGATGGCGTTGTGTTTTGTTCATGTCCTTATTATAGGGGCTGTGAGGGGCAGTGACGAAACGCTGTGCCACTATGTAGGTTGTCCACGGTCAGCCGCAGAGTTTGATTAACTTAGTGATGAGACGGTAAGCAATAAAAAACCCCATCTTTCGACGGGGTTGATAGTCATGAATCGTCGGTAAGACGGGGAAATGATAGTGACTCAAGCGAACTCACAGAAGGTGTAACCATCAATGAAATCATGGGTGACTTTGTTGTCACGAATGAACCACTGATAATCCTTTTGAAAGACACCATCAGTGAAAGCACAACAGAACTCGTTGATGATAGCATTCAAACGAGATTTAGTTGTGTTTGACTGCCAACCACCATCAAAGATGGTAACAAAGTCATCACCGACCTTAGCAATTAGATTGCCATGAAGATATACTTTGGACAGTGTACCTTCGGTCGTTACCTGTGTATTAGCGTTGCTCCAATTCTTGTTGCCTTTGATGGCAGCGTTCATTTGAGTTTCGATCTTACGCATGTTTGGTGT